AATTAGTGGTTACATTGGTATTAATAGCCGTACCTATATTTGTTCCTACAAATGTGCAATTGGTTGCTGTTCCTCCTGGCATACTAGCAAGTGCTGAATCACCAATAACAATGCAATTATTTGTATTGGGAGCAGTTCCACTAAGAACATTATATCCTATCGCGATTCCGGTAGTTGCCGAACCTATATTTCTACAAGCTTGATATCCAATTGCTATTAGACGAGTAGCAGCTCCTACACCACCAAGTGCATTATAACCTATAGCAATTAACCCATTTGAAGCATAATTATAATTAGATCCACCTGCCCCTGAACCAATAAAAACAAAATTACTATTAGCGCTAAAAATTGAACCGGAATTATAGCCGATTGCCACAGCGTCCGTACCAGTTGTGAGCGCAGAAAGCGCGTTAGTTCCAATTCCTATATTTCTTAAAGCAGAGGCGGTTGTTAGTGTAAAATTGCCTGCATTATATCCCGCGAAAAAGTTACCCGTAGATCCGGTTGTTCCATAGTTATGTATATATGGAATAGAGTTCCATACTACTCGGCCAACAGAACTTGTAGACATAGGAAATGTTAAATTCCCACTAGTTACAACAACATTGCCCGAGGTTGCGGTTATTGCTCCAGAAGTACAAGTTATACCACCACCCGAAACCGTTAAGCCTGTGTCTGAATCCGGTGAATTTATAGTGACGGCTCCTGTAGACGCTATCACCATGCGTTGAGTGGATGAAGTCGTAGAATCGGGATGCGTCCAAAATTCAAGATTAGAAGCTACTCGATTTGTACCTATAGTGCCTGATGAGGTTGATTTAATCTGTGAACTTGTAATAAACTGTGTGCCGTCGTGGCCTTGAAAGGTTAATAGAGCCAGTTGATCACCGGTGGTTATTACGCCACCCGTTCTGGACTTTTTAAAATCTTGTTCAGCTCCCGCGGTAGAAGCCACGGTATTATTAATAACATTAGAACCATTGGTAATTGATATCCCCGTGGCTGCCGTAACAGATCCTCCAAATGAAGGCGAACTGGTAAAACTGGGAGCGGTTCCGGTACCTGCCATCAGCACCGCTCCCGTTAAACCGTTGCCCGTATTAAGAGCATTATTTGTAGATGACATTTATTCTCCAATTAGTTAACCGTCAATGTTCCTTGGGATTCAATAACTACCCATCCGTTATTCGCAATATTGCATTGCAGAGTTACGGCATCATATTGATTGGTAGACGCGAGATAACCGCCCGTGCCGGTTGTAGATACCTCTGACCCAAAATTGATGTACTGGGAGGCATTCTGCGCTATCTTCCATCCTCCCGCTCCTGAACCTGATACTTGTATAATACTTAGAACGGCAGCGGTAACCGGTAGGGTAATTGTCACAAGACCCGCGTTATTGGCCATATAGCCATTATTTACGGCAGCGGAAGCTGATGCACCTGTTACGTTTGTCCAAGATAAGCCTACTGGGGCCTGCCATGATGGAGCAGCGGATCCACCGTTGCTGGTTAAAACATAACCTGAAGATGATAAACCTGTGGATGCTGTCGCAAACTCAGTACCATCAAAATAAATAACCCCATAATTTACATATGATCCACCCGCGGTATTTGCACCACCGTTAGCAATAGGCAATATACCCGTAACACCCGCGGTCAGACTTAATTGCTGAAATGATGGGGCAGAGGCTAAATTACCCACCAAAGGATAATACTGTGTAGCTGCCGCCGTAAATGATGGGGCCGCACCCGTATTACCGACGCATACTGAACCCGTAACTGAATTACCTGTATTTATACCATTATTTGTTGTAGACATACTTTCTCCCAGACTACTTTTTTAGACTAATAAAACCGTACATGAACTGTTTCTTATTACCCAATCCGAATTTGCTATAATGCAAATTAATTCCACGCAGTCATACTGACCGGTAGATTTAAGATACCCATTTGTTCCTCGCGTTGTTCCCGATGACCCAATATGAATTGTAGTTCCCGCGGGTTGCGCTAGCTTCCAGCCACCGGCCGAAGCACCGACAACCGCTATAATATCCCCTACGGCATATGTAACCGGCAATAATATCACTGTAAGCAATGCTCCATTATCTGAGATATAGCCGTTATCAATCGCCGCCGTACAACCTGGAGTGGGCGTCCATGGCAACAATGTCGCTCCAGTAAAACTTATTTTTATATTTTGACCGATTGGAGTTATGGAGATATCGCTACCGGCCGTAAGATTTATGTTGCCCGTCAATCCGTTAAGAGAATTAACAAAGCCTATATAAGGTGAAATTATTTGACCTAATTGAGACATGTGTTCCCCTTATTCTGAATAAACTAATGAGAAATAAACCGATCCGGTCGAGGGAGCACTTATCTGTTTAACATATAATCTTTTAGATCCCGGTAAAAAGAAGCCATTAATGCCTGACTGGTTAGTTGTCAGATCAATAACCATGTATCCGCCAGGTGGCAGTACAAAATTATCTTTTATTCCATCCCAGGAAAACATTAACAACGCATCAGTGTTATTTAGAATATGAATTATTCGAACGGGAGTGTTTAAAGCAGTTCCCACTCCCACGTAAGTGTTTAAAATAGAACCGAATGGCAGACTTCGCAAAGGCGCCCAGGCGGCCCTAATTGAATCATTATAAGGCATGCTCGTTCTTTCTTCATTACTACTCTTTTATTCTCTTTTTTATGCAGTCAAGTAATATCCTAAAAGATGGATAAAACTATCTCTGGCGCCCGCGGATCCTGATACATAAACAATGGTTCCCTTTCTCCAAGTCCCCATTGTTCCCATTTCCTGCCAGCCCCATGATCCAGGGACTTCTAGGCTAGTTTTAGGTGGTATGTAATCATTATCTATGACGCCGTCATAACTTATGTATACGCCGACGGCTGAATCATTAACGATACGCAATAAAAAGCAGGGGGCTGTGATGCCCCCAGGATTTATTGGCTGGAAAATATTCGTCAAAGAAGACGCGACGAATGACATTCTCTGTATCGCTTTTATACTTCGTCCGGACATTTATTTTCCTTAATTTACAGGGTCTACGGGCTTATCCGCCGCGGGAACTTGTTCCGCGGGAACTTGTTCCCCAGGAACTTGTGCTTGAGCCTGGCGAGCGGCTTCCGCTTCTTCCATCTTCTTAACATCCGCGATAAGTTCGGTTAATACACTGTAAACTTCTTCAAAAGATGTATTTAATGGAATGATGAAGTTATACATCCGAGTTAATTCTTGATCGACATTTTGAGCGTCTTTAACTACGAACTTACGCAAACAGTCCAAAATAAGTGATCCACGACTAAAATTCATTATCGTCTCCCATAAAATAAAAATATTAAGATACTGTTGTTACTGCTACCCAGGCTGTTCCCGCGTTACTATTTACGAATAAACGATCGGCAACACCTGAACCTGCTAAATTTAAATATAAAGATCCCAAAGGCGCTGTTACGACAGCATTAGGATCTCCGGTTCCGCAAACTATTTGAGCTCCACCGCCTAAAACAACACCTGTTCCCGCGGTACTCGCGACAAAATTACCGTCAGTGGCAGTTATATCGCCAAGCGTGGCTGTTACAGTTGTCCCCGCGCTGACTGAACCGGCAGTGGCGGAAATATTTCCCGTAACGGCTGTGATATCGACCTGGGCTATAACATCGCCTGCTAAGGCCGTAATGTCGCCTGTGGTGGCTGTGATATCTACATCTGCTATAACATCGCCTGCCGAGGCCGTAATATCGCCCGTGGTGGCTGTAAGATTAATTGCCGCGGCTATTGAACCACCGGCAGCTGTAATATCGCCCGCGGAGGCTGTGATATTACCTGTCACGGCCGTGATATCTACGTGAGAACTGATCGAACCAGCCAAGGCGTTAATATCGCCTGTAGTGGATGTGATATCTGACGCAGCGGTTATAGTTGTTCCGGCGTTTACCTGACCGGCAGACGCGACAATATTACCGGCGCTAGATTGAATGCCTGTACCGGCTGTGATTGTTGTGCCTGCTAACATAGCGGCACCCGCTGTCACGCTTCCTAAAGTGGCAATGATATCGCCTTGCGTGGCTGTGATATTGCCAGGATTAATGAGCATTACTGCTCCCATAACTCCACCACCACCCAGACCTACCCATGTGGCCCTATTTCTGTATACACTAGTTAGTATGAAGCCTGAATTTGTAAGTTTATTGACCCACAAAGTTCCTAAACCATTTTTAGGCTTATCTTTGACTGTAGGGTTTCTATTGGAAACAATTGGGGGATTGTTTAAGTCATAAGGTATTAATTGTAAATTTTCCGTGGACATAGCTTTCTCCTAGAAAGACTGGTGATAAAAATCATTACTAGACTCAGTTTCCGTAGCTGTTGACTTGTATCCAAATCTTTTATAAAATAGTTATATAAATATATAAACGGCTTGCCCTTCATAGCTACGAAGCGTAGCGAGAGCGAAGGGGGGAGAGGATAATGAAAAAAAAGAGAATTTTGATAGACGTGACGGAAGATATGCACACTAAAGTTAAAAAGCATGCGGTAGAAAGAAATATAACAATGCGGATATGGGTGACCAGGGCACTCCAGGAAGCTTTAAGGCGCGAGGAACAGTTTGAGTAATTTTGAATTTGCTATGTTGATATTTATTTCAGTCGCAATAGTGGGGCTATTATTAGAATTCGAAATTATTAATTAGGAACAATTTGAATAGAGCAGAATATCTTTTGTGGGCTGTATTTATATGCGTGGGGAATATAGCAATTGTGTATGGGGTAATGGGGGTTTGCAGGTTATTGGCTAAATAGTTGACTATTCTCCACCAATTACATGTTTATATATTTGTTTCAACTTTCCATATCCGGATTTAAACTTGCTTGCACTTCCTAATGAAGCTCCATCCAATGCTTCAAGGTAAGCTTTTTGTCCGGCTTCATGTCTTAATAAGCTTTGTACTTTCATCGCATCACGTCCGAGAAAAGAGCCGCCGCCTTTAATCATATTCCAGATAAATTTCGCACCTTCACCACGATCCATCAATTCGGCATTATCTATTAACCATTGAGTTGCCGCGTCATGCGTATGTAATCCCTTCCAGATATCTTTGCCTACAATGTATTGATTTGCATGAACTCCTAAGGCGGGATTTTTTTTAGCAGATCTCGCGACGCCTTGATCCATAATATCAATTATCTTTCCCAAATATGGACGCATCTCCACGGGAGTAAAATTACCACCTGGAACACGTTCATATACCGACCAGCCATACATGTCATTTGCATTTTGTGCCGCTTCTACTAAAGAATTAACGGGATGATTATGTATATTGGTTTTTGTCTTTTTAGTCGCGCCTGAAAGTTTATTTATAACTTGAGTCTCTGTTTTGGTTCCTTTAGACATTTTTATACCATCAATAAAGCCATCAATAGTTTTTACAATTTTGTCTTTATAGCCATGACCACTTTTTAATGCTTCATTTTTCAGAGCGGAAAGTTTACGTATTTCAGGAGTGGCATCCATCTTTGAAGACCCAAATCCTGATTTGGCATTTTCAATGATTTTTCCCGCGTCTGCTTTAAGCTTACCACGTGTACCCGCTGTACCGGTCAAAAGGAATCCCGCGGTTTCCGCTGCCAAACCGATTAATGGATCATCGCTTATAGTATTCGCGGCGGCTTTTAAAGTTTTACCGGCCGCTACGCTCGCGATTAATTTTTTAGTAGAACCCGCGTAACCACTAAAAGGCAGAATGATTTTTTGAGCTATTTTTGCATTTTTACCGATTAAGCCAGCTTTATTTATCCAACCTGCTACTTTACCGACAGCAGTTTCAGGCATAAGGAAAGACGCGACAGTTTCAGCTATATCATAACCAAATTTTTCAATTGGTCCTTGTGGATCAGTATAGCCTTTAGACCATTTTGAAAATCTTTTCTCTACAGATTCAGAAGTAGGTAGCGGATTATATTTTTCAAAAGCTTCACCGGCCCCCATGCCTTGTTCTTCCAGCTCTTTATTTCCGGTAAATTTGCCTACTTTGCTCGCTGCGTAATCAGCCACGTTAGCTGCAAGTTGTCCGACATTACCCGTACCGGTTGCCATCTGTGGCAAAACTCTGGATCCTACACTAACGGCATATCTTGCCATTTGATCAACTATATCTTCCTTAGAGGCATCATAAGGTTCTTGCGGTTGTTCTTGCATAGATTGATTAGGTTCGTTAGGTTGTCCGCCTAGACTACCAGCTTCTGTTTGCGCTTTTTTTCTACCATAGCCACCTTTAAATTGTTCCGCTAATTCATCAAGCTGCTTAGACGCTCTTTCCTCGATTAATTCTTCCATATCTCTGGGACGTCTGCCGCCATTTTCTTTTTTAAGTTCTCGCATAATATCGAAACGAATTTTAGCCGCGTCCGCAATGGATTCCATGTTAGATATGACACGCTCTCTGCCTTCGGGAGTTTGCATCAAACTTGGAATAGTTTTAAGAAAATTGTCTACTTCAGTTTGTAAAATTCTGGCTCCGAACATGTCTTTCATGTTTTTCATAAAGCCGGTAGAAATTTTTTCAAATTCTTGAGCGTCTGCTGATAGTAGCGCGGGAATATCCAAGCCTACTTTTTTCATTAAAGCCCATTTGCCTCCGGAAGGTAATTTTCCGGCTCGATTAAGTTCACGCAATCTTGCTAATTCCATTTTTTGAGTTTGAGCGGCTTTATAAGCATGAACTGTATTTTTATAACCTTCTTCAGTTTCTTTATCAATTAACTCTTGTTCACGTAAAGAGATATCTTGCGCGTGACGTCTTTCTTTGCCCGTCTCTGCTTCACGTGCCATCGTTTCCTGTGGAGTTTCAAAATGTTTTCTAGCAGGCGCATTAGCATATTTATTCGCAATTTCATCCGCTGGCGATTGAATGCCTGGAACTGCTTGCGTTTGGCCAATTTGTCCGGTAGGCTGTCCGCCTTGTTCAGCCGGTTGTGTTCTCATTAATTCCCGCAATCCTTCAACTCTTTTTTCCGCGGGAATAGCCATTAAGAATTGCGCCCATTCAGGTTTAGCGCCAGGTAATTGTTTAAGCCCCTGCTCCAACGTGGATTGTTCTTGTGAACGTTGCTGACGCTGTTGCATGTTCTGCAACTTCATCTGCGCCATAGTGCTTAGACCGGTCTTGAGTTGCTGCCCCAGAAGATCGCCAAAATTCTGTTGCGGTTTGCCTTCAATAAATGCCATTGTATTCTCCCTTTAAAGCATCATTAACCAAGGTAACATCTGCATTAGATTGCCCATTCCGGCTTGTCCAACACCATTCGCCTGATTCATCATGCCGCGACCAAATACGCCATGTTGCGCGGCCATACCAACGCCCATTCCCAAAGCGGGACCTGCCAGATGTTGCAATAACCCCTGCGTACCAGGTTGATGGTATGTATCAAAGCTAGATTGCATTGCAGGCCCCATAAGAGATTGCAGCATTTGCATGTTATAATTTGATCTATCAGTAGCCAATCCCCTTTCCAGGCCTGCACCCGCATTACCTAGAGCGCCCGTAAAGGCGCTAGAATTCTGTGCGCCATTGCCCATGGATGTAAACATCTCGGCTATTCCAGGGATTGTGCGGCCTTGAAAATTGGCTCTTGCTTCCGCTTCATTCGCTCTGGGATCTAAACCACCGCCTGGAGCTAATAGACTTTGAATATTCTGACCCGCTCCTTGATGGAGTGCCATCTGCGTCGGATCCATGTTTGGTATCTGCTTAAATTTCTCTTTAGAACCCGTTAAAAAATCAAAAAAGCCCATGATATCCCCTTACTGTTTTAAGTATTCGATTATTACATAACTGATTGTATACGCACTGTAATTTGTAGCCAAAGTATCGATATAAATATAAGTGTCATCCGCGTATAAACTTATATTAGCACCCGCCGCGTCAACATAAGGCAATGGTAAAAACCATAAATTTGGTGGAGCTGCCGGCTTGGTGGTCCCACCGTAAAACTTGACTACAGAACTTGCTTTATTCAATGGTATGTGATGTTCTACTTTTTTTATTGCCGCATTTGGTAATGCTCCAAAATTAACGACAGATCTGTAAACCTGGCGACGATCTTGGGGTGCGCCGGCTATTGGGTTAACGTTGGGATAAAACGTTGCGCCTGTGACAAATTCAGAGGTGTCATAGATGCCCGTGTCTTTATTGTTGACCGCTTGCGTTATATTACCCGTATTTTGGTAGAGACGGATAATCAGTTCCTTAAAATCAGAACTATTAACGTCCATCTTTTTAATTGACTCGGGATCCCAGACATAATTTAAAGGTAAAAACGCACCGACTTCATTGCTTGCCATATTATCTCACTCTGCTAGATGTTGGCTGACAGTACAAAATTAAACCCTGTATCTCGAACGCTGATTCGGATATTAGGGGATTACGCATCTGGTCATCTGAAAAATAAAGATACAATTGGATACAATCGCCTTCGCCTTGAAAGTAAACAGTATGCCAGAGTTGATCTTGCATCTGTTCCATGCGGTTATAAGTATAAGGTGAAGTCTCCAGAATATTAATTCCCAGATTGGAATCAGTATCAACAGCTTCATCAATCAGCGATAGTTCAGTAGAATTAGGATAGTAATCAACCGTTATCTGTCCATTGGTGGTCTTCAGAGCGCAGAAATCGACTTTGGCGAGGCTGAAGTTGCGGCCTTGACTGATGTACGGGTTCCACTGTTTTGACAAGATGCCGATTTGGGACACTCTTGCGGCCGTACCGCCTCCTGCATATGGGGCAGAAAAAACAGTACCTCCAATGTCAAGAGTATTACCATCAACCACGCTAACTTGATAAATATTTCCATCGAGTCCCGTATTCGTGTTATCGATTTTAATATAGTCATCATCTATTAAATTATGATCTATTACGGTCAGTATTGTATCACCACCGATAGCGACTTGTACATCGGTAATATAAAGAGACATGGCATTACTGGATTCATCAGGGGCGATCTGTAAAATAAAGCCTTGCTGATTACCCGCTATTACTTCACGATAATTAGCCCGTGATACACCACTTGTCCATGTTAACTGACTCGTTTTCCAGGCAAAATTAGATTCGGCCCAGTTTCTGCCATCGCCTTGCTCAAAATACCCAAAAGCGGTAAATGAATCATCAAAAAAAGCCCAAGAGTTATTGCGATAGTTATATGCTAATATCGTATCGGGATAAAGCGTAGCGCTATCTTGAGCGTTCATCGGCGCTGCCCAATAAACCATCTCGGTTTTAAAATCTCTTATGCCCGCTATGCGTTTAACCGCGTCAGTTTTATGCACAAGCGCAAATACTTCATCCGGTATTTTTTGGTCGATTCTTTCCACATTTGATCCATTGCAGGCCTGGATGCCAGTTGTGCCTATTCCCAGTACCACCGTATCAAACGGTACAACTGAAAAAGTCCCTTCGACTCCCAGTTCAGTGTTTAACTTATTCCAGACAAAAGGCAGCACCTGATTACCCGTATAGGCTAACTCCCACGTAGATCGCTCAAAATAAACGATTAATCTGTCCTTGATGAACTGCGCCGAGACTATCTGTTCCGTTGTCGGTGCGTCAATATAGCCGCCTCCCGTGGCATAGTTGCCTCCATTGGTTACATTTGGTTCCCACCAAGCAGTTGTTGCTAGTGGACTTGCCGAATGACTAAATCTACATCTGTTAACATACGCGGCGTTTGTATTATGGCCCGAGCCGTCATCCGCGCCCGTGGATTCTATTGTATTAAGCATAATAAGACGATTCTTAAAAGGCAGAATAATTCTGGCCGTTTTAATTGCTCGTGGATATGTAGGACTATTATTAGGATTTATGACCCCTAAAGGTGTTGTAAATGTAGCCCAAGCAGTTCCGTCATAGTACCAAATAGGATCATCAGTAGCGCCTGGCGTTCCAATTGTCGCGTTAAAGTTAGAAGTGAATAAAGCAATTTGTCCTGGACTTGTTCCTTGCCAATTACATGACCAGAAAAAATCAGTATTATCTCCGTTAAATTGTGTAGTCGGGCCAAACTGTACCCATTCACCGCCCGAATATTGATAAACAAACTGAGTATCAAACGCGTAAGCCGTATGATTATTGATCGCTCCCGCTTCATACATCGTCAAACCCATAACGGGCTCAGATGGATAAAAGTACGCGGTAGTAGTTGGCGTAGCGCCTACAAAGACAAATGCTCCATTAGCTAGATTAAACGTGCAAGTCGAAGCTAATCCCGTTGTGTACATTGGATTAGCGCCCGCGGCCGCATTATAGACCGTAAAGATCTCTGTGCCGATAGAGAATGATTGCCCCACTTTAAAGATCGATCCTGGAGCTGTGCCTGATAGATTGCCGCTGCCATTAGTAGATCCTAAGACTACGCTAAGTCTGGATTCGAGTTGAGTATCGCCTGTAAGCAATGATCCGAATCTTTTGCGGATACGGCCACGAAAGATGTAGGCGTTATCTAATTGAGCCATCGCGTCATCGGGAATCTGCCAAACGGGTAGGTCTGTTTGCAGTCCTGTGTTTATTGGAGCTATGAGAAAGCGATCGTATGGCATGGTGTGCCTTTCTTATATTTTACCTGTAACGAAAACATAAGCGCTTTGATTCTTGGAGCTGGCATTGTATACCGTAACATTAGCATTTGTAATATTTGTAATCGACATGGGACTGTTAGGCTCATTTCCGGCACCTCCACTAACATAAGCGGAGACCTGTGCATTAAACGGCACACCTGTAAAACCAGGAAATCCCGCTATAGCAAATGTATAAGTCGCGTGCGCTCCGTGGCCTACCGCAAAATATCCCCATCGCATTAAAATGCCACAAGGCAGAAGACACCATCCATCATCAGCCTTGCCTGCCGTTGTGATATCGATATCAGCCGCCGATGTCTTTATATGTAATTTATTACCCGCGGCAGAATATAAAGCCATGGTATTGATTGGCACAGTAGGAGCAGCCGTATTGCCTAAAGTTAAAGTTTTTGAAGTTGGGTTTACGATAGTTGCCAAAGCGATAAAGTTGTTTTTTAGATCCGCTTGCGATTTTGATAACAAATCGGTCGCGTTTGGTATGTTTGCTTGGTAAGGCATAATCAGTCCATATCGTTAACTAGTAAAAGAACAAAACCGATAAACAGTACGATAACGGTTGAAAATACTATTAAACTAAAATAAGCCACCGCTAAACCCTCCTCCGGTTATGGTATTACCTTGTTCACTATAAATAGTTGAAACACGTTCATTACTCATCTGGATTATGGTCTTTCTATTGACCAGTCTTTCTTGGTGCTTAAACTCAGGCAAAATCAACATGATGCTGTCTTGATCGAGTCGATCCTCAAAAACTTTTTTAGCCGCTCCATAAGCTATGTACTGCCACCAGTTAGCCAGATCGGGGGATTGAGAAGTTGAAAGCAACTCAGTCGGTCTTACATATGCTTCAAGTTCGATTCTGTATGGCATATCCGGCACAGGTCTGACCAGAAAATAATCATCAAAATAAAGTATGGCTTGAGGTCTTGCCGGTACATAAGGTATAGCCTGGCAATAGATTTGCTGACCGGCGGCTGGCGGATCAATCAAAATGATTTGATAGACGCCTGTTACATAATTTAGAGAGCCATAAACAATTGATGGAAAATTAGGGATTATTAAGTTAGCGTTTTGCGTAGGGTATCCGGTAGTCGGATCAATGATTGGACTATCTATCAACACTATCGCGTTATTATTAACATCAATAGATGTAAACGTTACATTATTTTGCACGACAGGTTTAGCCGCTAAAGTACCTGAAAATAAAGTAGTAATCCCGTCGCCAACTCCAACTTGTTCAGTATTATTCAGCAAGGGATAAGCGTTAAAAAACTGCTCTTGATTTTGTGAAAAGAATACTTGATATCCCGCCACGTAACATGGAGGATGCACGGTCGAATATTGATTTATAAAGTTATAAAGCGGATCAGTAGGATTAACCGTATTATTCTGATATTTATCCACATATGGCGAGGTATAAAATACAATATTGTCCCGTAAGTCAAATAACCTTAATGTTTCAGGCATATCGTACAGTACAAAATTATTAACATACTGATCTATGTCCGCGTCGGATAACTGTGAAGTCGATGGACTTCTGGTTAATCGTCGAACTTTAATGCGTATCTGCTCTAAAGTCGACAGTGTATTATCTGGCATACTACTTCCTAGACTCTAAACTCTACCCGTATCTTGCACGGCAGCCGTTAACATGCCGTTATCTTCTCCAATTGGAACTACCTGGGCGCATACATCCCACAAAGGGGTAATATTGGGATCCAAGACCACAACATAGGGATCCATTTGGCTTGTATCAATGCTTATAAAGAACGTGCTTGGGCTGGTTACGGTTATAGTTCCCGTTAAATGGTTCGCCGCCTGCATCCCCCTAGGCTCGGGGATATCCAATCTGACTACCGTTCCCGATAGGTATCCATGTGGATTAATGGTAGTCACCAATGCCTGAGCGGCATTGGTGATTGATTGAATATTTCTGCGAGCGGGCGCAAACTTAGGATCAGCAACTTCCCATGTGTTATACATGTTATAACCCCGTAAGTTCTGCCGTTACGATCTGATGACCTTCTTCAGTTAAATCATCGATATCTACAAACTCCAAAGATTGAAATCCGAAACGCCTGACCCATTGTCCGATCTTCATTACAGGATTACCGAATTCATCTTGTATATATGAATGCACGGGATATTTGCCGTTCTTATTTAAATGCTTGGCTACTCCCAGCGGCAATGTATACACCACACCATCTACAAGATCGAAGCGTTCAACTTCATCCTCTTTGTAGGCTCGGTAGTTAAAGCTAACGGAGCCACCTGGGACTTCGTAAAAACGAAAAATTCCCTTCACTGGCTCACGATCTTTATCGCGCTGGTACTTTAGGTTAACTTTTGGTTTCTTCTCGCTTGTAGGTGATTTTGGAGTTGTTTCTACAACCGTATTTAAATTTTCAAATTTCTTCTCTGCCATTACTATCTCCTAGAAAAAGGGGTGAGCCATCCCACCCCCGGGAATTAATATGAATAAGATCTCTATAGATTCTCTGACTTACCGGCTACCCAGTAAATAACGTCACCTTGCACACCCGCAGGAGACTGTACTCCCGCTGCAAGTTGAATCCCGATATATCCTGTGTTGATGGTTGCATCAGCCAGCACGTTAGGCGCAACGACTGAATCCTCACCAACAGGCTTTACAATTGCATAGTTGCAAGGCACATTAGCCGCTAATGGGAATGTGAATGCAGTAAATGCGGAAGTATCAACATTAATCGAGAATGTTCCCGCGTTGATAACTGTTACTGTTGCCTGGACATTATCAAGTTCAACCATGCCCTCATCAGCAGGGACGCTGAATCGAACTGATTGACCGGTTGTATATCCATGATCTACAAGAGTTGTTACAACTGCCGGATAAGCGGCTGTAATGTTCGCGATGACTCTTTTACGTGGATAATACAGTGCATCAAACGGTACTAAACGATATGTTCCGGTTGTTGCTGGAAGACCAGGAGCTTGGCTAAGAGCATTAGCCAATGTGAATGTACCTGCTCCAACGCCTGAGATTGTGAAATCCAAGCCGTTCAAGTTGGCAAATTCAGTATTAGCCAATCTGACAAGTGCGCCGTTAGTCAAGCCGATAATGCCTGCTACGGTAAATACCGGAGCTGCAACGTTTGTACCGGCTGTAACCGCGACTTGAGCACCTAGGGCTGTGCTGGATGAATCTATGAGATTGAATCCACCAACAGCAAGAGCGCCGCAAGTTGAAGCAACATAAACCGCACCACCATCATATCCTTCGTAGATACCATCATTTACGGGCATACCGCGAAACCATTTAAATGATACGCCGGTAGAGACATCCGAACCTGCTGCCGCAGTTGTGAAGTTATAAACTTCCATCCAATCAAGATCGGATCGGAGCTGAAGTGTTTGGGCATTTCCGCTAGAGATAAAAGATCCACTTTGAATTATTGTTCCATATGACATGATTATTCCTTTCTAGATTACAGAGTGCATCTTAGGTTGATGACCCAAAGATCGTTGGTAATTCTAGGCACTTCCGCGAACTTGTATCCGACCGAGGAATTCATAGCCAATGGTCCATCATAGATAGGCGGTCTGTAAATGAACTGCGCTGAATATCCGTCCTGTTCAATACAGGCATAAGCTTCCATACCTACGCAGAAAATGTTATAAACATTAGCGCCCAGATTGGAAGATGCTGGGGATACGCTGCCAATCGAGCTTACAAGGAAACGTAAATTTCCAATGGAGCCCCATTCGCTGCGCAATGCATTCATTGGGCTAGGATATTGGTTTTTATGGATAAAGCCGGTTACGTTATCAAGCGATCCGGTTAACTTTGTTGAAGTTAAAGCGAAGTACGCATCCCTGACAGGAGCTGTACCGAATTTATTTTCGCCTTCAAGGTTATCCAGAATTGTGTAAGCGTTGTTATCCAATAGAGTTCTTACAACAGTATCGGTATCCGTACGGGTAATTTCACTTGGATTATCGCCATTAACCCCGTTAACACAATTTATGAATCCTGCCGTGGCAGCTAGCATATCACGTGTTAATTGATCCTCTGTTTGACGAAGCGAAACTCCAAGACGAGCCGCGCATTCATTTAAGACGGGATCTTGGGATTGTAGAGTTACCTGCTCATTGAGCTGTACGTAAGTTCCATAAAAACTCATTTTTGCATCTATGTCGATCGCAGTGAGTTGCTGAGCAGGAGGTGTTATTCCTGTGTTGCCCAGTGGAACCATTGCTGTATTTAATGGATTGTATCTACGCATACGTAGAGTTGTACCACCATTCCTTGGCATCTGTTTTAACATAGCCGGAATCTTGTGGATCATATTTGGCACGGGTACCGACAAAAGTTTAAAACTAAAACTTTGTTGAACAGGGGCGGGGAGCGAACTCGTAGTTGTTATTGCCATATTTATTTCCTAAGTATATAATAAATATATGCATGAGTAATGATTTTAAGATTTATTTTATATTTCATTATTCTTGCATTGCATTATGTTACTTAAGATTGGACGAGAATCTTCCCATACGGGATTTTATACGTCTTAGATATAAGTTTGACGAGAACTTATGAGAATTTAATCGTCAAGAAGCGAGGGAACGACGCTCGAAATACGTTCAAGTTCATTATATTATTTTCAAAAAAGGTATTGCAATGCTAGGAAAAAAATTCGGAAGATGGAAAGTATTAAAATTTATAGATATCGATAAACCAGGTAAACATTATGAATGTATATGCGAATGTGGAAATATAAGATGCATTCCAGGCACTACTCTTCGAGCTGGTCGATCTACCCAATGCTCCGATTGTCAATATGCTAAACTTTATGATCCAGAAAAAATGGTAGGAATACAATTTGGAAATTGGATGGTTATGGAATATATGGGAGTGAAAAATAAATTACAACAATATAAAAGCAAATGCACCTGCGGAACCATTGGAATACACTATGGAGCAGACTTGAGGGCTGGGAAAAGCACTCAATGCATTAATTGCCATAACAGATCAATTTGCGTTAAACACGGAATGCATGACACCTTAATATATGGAGTATGGCAATCCATGTTACAACGATGTGAAAATCCAAATTCTACTAATTTCAATAGATATGGTGGCCGCGGTATCAAAGTGTGCAAAAATTGGCATAAATTTGAAAACTTTCTTGAAGATATGGGGACTAGGCCTGAGGGCATGACATTGGATCGTATCGACAATAATGGCAATTATGAACCAAGCAATTGCAGATGGATTAGTCATAAAGAAAATTGTCAAAATCGGGGCAGAAAATATAAATTTAAAGATCAAGTTAAAATCCCAAATACATAAAAAAACCACCGTGTTTTAAACGGTGGTCAATGAAAGGAGTTTAGGTCAGTCGTTAGGTAAATTTAATCATTGGGATTGAAGATCCACAATATTGCGGCAATCTGCCATCCCATTTCTCTATCTTCTTAAGTTCAATAATTTCGGGCGTAGTGCAATTCTTTCTGATATTGAGCGCATAAGCTTCGGCGTCAGCCTTCATCTTCGTTTGTAAGGCAATTTCCTTGACTTGTTCAGTAAGATTATGAGAAGTTTTTGCCGTCTGTTCGGCTATTTGTTTCTCTTCTACGGCGTGAATGAATTGCGGTGTAAAGTCCAGATGTACAAAATTAAAATCAATAAGCTCAATAAATATAGGGTCAAGTCGATCCTTAAGTTCTTTATAAACATCATCTTTTGCCACATTACGTATGCGGATAAGATCTTCGGCGGTATATTTAGCCACAATAGCCTTTATGCTTTCTTGGGCATACGGATCAAGTATAATGTTTTCAAAGTCTACGCCTACCGTTTTATAAATCTTTATTGCATCCGTAATGCGATAGTTAATCGCTACTTCCGCGCTTACGCTTTGTAAATCTTTAGATAGCGCGGTTGTACTAATTTGGACTTTGCAGATACGATTATTTATGTAAATAATGTTATCAATAAGGGGAACTTTAAAATACATTCCCGAATCAGTACTTGCTCTTACAATCTTGCCCATACGTAAATGCAATGCCGTATAGCCTGGATTTACGATGTAGTAACCACTGAAGAACATAACAACTACAAAAGCTCCCAAAATCGCTAATCCTATTAACTTGGCAACCAATTTTTCTTCTAAATCCATTTAATTCCTTCCTCGACTATCTCGACCTCTAAGATTTTGCTCACTTATTATTTCCTGCGCCATCACATTCGATTTTCCGCACATTGAGCAATTTAATGAGAAATCAAATCCATGCTTCTCGTGCCACTTATTATGCTTCTCCATAAGCTCTACATGAAGACGTAAGATCTTATCCTCGTCAGTTTCAGGAATATCGCATCCGCACAGCATAAATAATGGAATGATTAGCAGTAGCAATTTTCTCATTGTTCTTCCCGATCTATAGATTTTAACTCCAACTCTTCAGTTATTGCTTTAATAGCGTAATTTCTATAACAATCACAACATATGTCATACTCACTATCAAGAAGCACAGAATGACCCATGCTAAAATGATAATGCTCCAAGCAAAGATCGCATTGCGTGTCTTTTTCGGGGCAAATTCTTAACTTCTTAGGGATTTTCATTTTAACTCAAATTTCCTTCAGCCAATTTATTCCTAAGACATGCTTCACATAAATAACTGATGCATGCTCTATCTTGAATTGGTCTACGCCACATATTATTCGTAGGGCGATGTACCAGGCATTCAGAACATACCCATATGGCAATAATTCGACCGTCCTTAAGGGTCGTTTTTTCTTTTGAATATTGAGAACTTTCACAACTTTCAAGTTCCACTTTTATGATTTTATCAAGTTCTTCGCGAATTGAAGCATGTAAATCACTGGATTGAGTCATTACGCGTATTGGACATTCATGACATCCTGAAGTTGCAATACTATATAAATGGTTTTCAACTATTTTTTTAATTAATTTTGTAAACATTGTTTCCTTTGGAGGATGGGTACATCCCGTACAGCAACTGGAAGTTAATTGGTAACACCAACAGCCTTTACACATTATCTCGCCTTAATTGCTTCGATCATCTCTTTATGTAATCTATCCTTGAGCTCAGGCGTTAAACCGTTAGCAAATATATCGGCCTGTGATAGCGGGCTACTTGTACCCGATACGGCTGCCGTACTACGTGGCTTAGCCATATTGCTCTGCACCTTAGCCTTATCCGCCGCGTAGGCATCATCGACATACAGACCCATGTCTTTGATAATACGATATGCCGCGGCTGCCTTGCTATAAAGATCGTTAGATGAACGAATGGTTTTTTCAATTTCCGGACTTCTTTGTCTCAATGCTTCCATTGTAGCTTCATTTACAACTTTATCAATATCAGGGAAATCTGCCTTAATGTTAGCGATTATCGCGTTAGATTCCGACTGTTTCTCTAGCTGGATTCTTTTTTGCTCGGCTTCGGCTATTTTCTGCTCAAGTTGCTTCATCTTGCGGCCAATTTTAGATAAATGCTTGCCTTCGGCTATTTCATCAGCTCCAAGATTGACTTCGAGATCTTCTTCAGGTACTTGTTCAATATGTTTACTCTTAGCCTCAATCTCAGCCAACTTCCTAGAGTATTCCTCACGCTCACGTTCCGCTCGTTCAGCTCTTTCTCGCAGAATTCTAAAGTTTTCTTGTTGCCCGCTTGCGGGTTTAGGCGTGGATTTAGATACTTCAGGCGTCGATACTTGAACTTGCGCTGTAGCGGATTCAGACTCATCAGGCACAGGCGGCAAGCCAGCGAGTGTTTGATCTTGCGTAACTTCATTTTCATTCTCTATCATTACTATCTCCTAATATGTATATTCTATTTCAAAATTATCAGGTTTTGTTTTATCAGTAGTACATTCATTTAAGCATGCTTCCAAGCTGTCAATGGTATCAAAGCAACATATCCATTTATCACCATCGTAAATGGCTAAATTAAAAACTTGTCCCGTATCTTTCATGATGAATTTAAATGAATGCACTTCATTGCTATTTTTATTCATTCTCTCCATTCATCTTCTTCGCCAAATACATTAACTTTCCCGATGCGAAATCTATCGCGAACTGTAATAGTTCTCTCTCCTCGGGAACAACTTGGGCCATATTTTTAATCAACATGACGCATGTCTCTTTATCGGGAACAACCCAGATAAATGAGATCTCTTCTAGATGCGCATTATATTTAAAAAGCGCCTGATCATAGTCAGGTGTCGGACAAGAATTACGCGCGAAAAAATAGTTGCGTAGAACATTCTCTAAGAGGCGCTCTTTTTTAGTTATTACAACTATGTAGAAATCGCCTTGATATTTTGACTTATTAGAATTAACGCATTCTATTAAATTCGCGCAGTACTCTTTGATTTGTTCATTAGTTTGATCGATTATCGAGTGATTGTTATTGCTCGCTTTCGCTTGCAACGCCACAGCGGCAGCCCCTACAGTGGGGAACTTTGGATCTTCCATTACTTCTCTCTCTCAACATTTCTCTAATCTTCATCACCGCTAAATAAATTATAGCTATCATTTTCCTTTTTTGGGTATTTTCGCTCCTGCTTTGCGTGCCTCGGAAAGCGCTATTGCAACCATTTGCGAACGCTTTTTAACGACAGGGCCCTTTTTACTGCCGCTATGCAATTCACCCATTTTCCCTTCGTGCATTACTTTTTCAATCTTGGCTTTACCCTTAGATTTCTTCTTTTTTGGCATCTTGCGTCCTATTTAGCTCTTGAGGTTTCCTCAAAAGCGATACGATCATCGATATATTTACTTTTTAATTTCTTATTCTTCTTGGGCTCATTGGGAAGCGGTCCCATGACCGCGTCCCTTATCTTTTTAGCCTTGCCCTTAGGCCGATAGGCCACAGGCATGCTTAGACTTTCTTAGGTACGTTATGCGCGCGCCTCTTGCTGTTATCTTCAGACTTCTGATGATCGATGCCTCTCATTGTGTCATCAAGGTTTTCAGGCATATAATCACTATCTTTAGGATATGGTTTCATAACCAATGCTTCAGGCATATTGGCATGTGCCCCACCATGATGTGGGATCATTCCCGAATCAGCTTTCTCCAGACGACGAACATCATCGTGATCTTCATAACTACCGTGATATCTTTTTGGCATGTGATGCCCTTTCAAAACTACAGTCCGGCAGATCGTGACAAAATGTCACATACTACCGCTGCAAGGTTATTAAAACCCCTAATGTGGGGACTCATTTCTTCTTTTTTTTGATTATCTCTTTAATATCTTTTTTTTCGGCCTTCTCATGGCGAGCCTCTTCTTTTTCCCACTTTTTATAAGGACTCTTATAGCCGCTTTTAGCTTTCATCTCATGCTCCAATTCCAATAAATAATATTCGGTTAATGATTTTATCATGAGATTATTTTACTTCGTTCAAAGTTGAGTCCATAAAATTTTTAAATTTTTTATGGCATTCGGGACAAAGATCGTAATTGTGATAAATATCTTCCGTGTCTTCTACCATAAAGATATAAGCTGCAAAAGAATCAAATATCTTCTTGCATCGATCACATTTTTTTTCATATAAATTACATTCTTTTGGCCGGCTCATTCCATTCCCGATTCCATTAATGCTTTAAAAGGATCAGCGCATCCTCTATTTTCTAAAGTCGTTTTAATAGACGCAAAATAATGTTCTCGATCTTTTTTTCTAATAATCGCGAAGTATTTTCCCTTATTTAATAAAACCAGATTCATAATCAATCTAGCCATACGTCCGTTGCCATCAATAAAAGGATGAATTAGAACAAAATTACTATGCGCTTCGGCAGCAAATGTTAAAGGGTCTATCTCCGTAAGAAACATATTCTCTGGAGCTAATGGAGCGGTTATTTTTCCTAGATTAAGCCATTGCATAAATCGATTCATAATTCGGGGAACTAAAGTCCAATTAGGGAATCTCAATTCGGGATCACCAACTCTGACATTAACCTTTCGCAACTTGCCCGCTTCTTCATTGTTAATATCTTTTAATAATATTTTGTGAATAGCCAAGATATCATCCAATTTCAAATCTTTAAGGCTTTTACGCGATAAATCACAGATATAATCAAACGCTTTATGATGATTGACGATCTCTTGAAATTCTCTGTCTGATTTATCTGGGACTCTCTTGCCTTCTGCTATCGCGTCAATTGTTTCTTGCAATGTATAACTATTGTTTTCAATCGCGCATGATTCATAAGTAAATTCATATTCTCTGTTATCCATATTTAATCCATTTCGAAATGATTTAGATCAACAAGATGTTTAAATCTACCTCCCCAGCGATATTCAGGCCCATTTTGCTCCCAATGTTCACCAAACGGTTTAATCTCATCAAAGGTAGTTAGCATCTTATCATCCAGATCAAACAAATTCAGGTCTACGGCTAAGCGATCACAGTGAAGCGAGTGAACTATGCCTAAGCCTTCTTTTGCGTAAATTTCAGCTTGTTCTTTCGTTCTATAAGCTTCGCCAAATGTTACCTTGTATCCAATAGAATTAAGATACTCAATAAAGTAAGCGGTTTTTAAGGCAAATATATGTTGCTTAGTCAGTAGACTTAGTGGCTCTTTCATTCCCATGCTTTTCTTTCTCTTTTAATTTTTTAATTTCTTCTTCTAATCGTTTAATTTCTTTCTTTAAGTCTTTTTTGTCTTTTTTCGCACTTTCCTCACAAGATGACTTTGTCATACTAGAAGCTATGGCAGCAACAATGCAATGCGAAATTATGCCTGCTTTCATAATTGATACACTTAAAAAAAGAGAGAATAAAAATAACTTAAATTTCATTATGTTCTTTTTTTAATCTTATAAATGATTTAAATGATTGGTTGCATTCATCGCAAAAATCCAGTTCTTTATCCTTCGTTTGCCAACTTTCATCTTTATATTCCACTAAATAAGTATAAACAATCCGCCCGGGATGCTTTCTTATTCCAGCACCAATTCTGCAATCGCATTTATCACAAATTCTTACTTGGCTCATTATTATGTTCCTTATAAATTACTTCGCCGCCTAGTGGATCAACTTGCCCCTTGGCCCAATTCCCATTAATAACACGATTTAAACGTTCTAACGTTAACGATTCAATGTAATCAGCTTTTTCAACTAAAATAAAAGATCTATTACGATTTAGTTTTTTATTAGTTGATAATACCGCGTGGCCTGTAGTGCCTGAACCCGCAAAACAATCCAATACATTACCATCATTAGGACAAAATAATTCTATAAGCATCTCAGTTAATTTTAGCGGTTTAGGCGTATTAAAAGCATTATCGCGACCCATTATTTCATATATTAACTTTGTAGCATTAGCATTGTGATCAACTATAGTATGCGGTAATAACATTGAAAAAGCATCATCGCATAAATCTTCGGCGTGCCAATAGGTGCTCATTTTGCGGCCTTTTCCAGCAATTTCGGATAAGTATTGTAAATATCTAGGGCCGGTTGTTCCATGTTCTCCGAAAAAGATACGAGGATATTTTTTTTCTTCAAGTTTCTTTTTGGCATATTCAAGATCGAATGATCCATCTACGACCAAATTACCATTTTCATCTTCGCGAAATAATACGCCCATTTTATTGAGTTCATCCCAAATATATTTTTTAGATCTACGCCATATACGATTAACTGGCGGATAATATATTTTGCGATTAAATGGATTCATAATTCCGAATTTGCGTAATTGTTGTGTAGGTCTAATTTGATTATCTAATGCAGTCGAAGAAACAAGACTACCCGACTTTGAAATCGATGGGCATCCTAGGGATTCCACAGAAACAAATGAAGTCGTATCAGATGCTGGAATTTCGCTCGCATTCATTTCTATATTAAAGCGAGCATCTTGCTTTGCCGTTCTAGGAAGACACCCATAAAAAGCCTTATCTTTTTTCTTGGCAAAAATCAGAATAAATTCTGTCGTAGAAGATATATTCTTTGAGTTATTTATTGTGGAAAATTTAGCTTCCCAGGTGATTATGCCCAATTTATTACGCGTACCGAAAGTACCTTCCATTACCATCCCAAGATTGAATAACTCGTGATGTGATATATGAACACACATAATGCCACTATCTTTTAATACAACATGTGTTTTTTCTATTATTTCACGCATCCATTCAGACCACCCCTGCATATTGTTATCGTATTCATATTTTGTCCCCGTATTATACGGCGGATCATAGAGAGCCAAGTCGATTGAACTTGGTTCCAGTGATTTTAATACATTTAAACAATCATCCCTAAGAAGCAGATTTTGTTTCATTATCTCTCTCCTGATTCATAACTTCGTTCTCCTGACCTTTAATCATGTGCATTAATGTTACAAGTTTTTCAATATGTTCAAAGTCGGCCGATTCTATCTCTTTAAGAGCCTTAGCCATATCTAATATCGCAAGATTTTCATCTTTAACAGCGGCTGCCTGACGTTCTTTAGCCAATGCTTTATTTTCTTGTATACGTGATAAACGTTCCAGCCCAAGACCCGCATCGGCAGTTGCTCTAGCATGTGATAGCTCGGTGCGTGCTTGCATTTCCTGCATGGCAACTTGTGATTGCTGTTCAGCCATTTGCTGCTGTTGCTGCTGGGCTTGCTGCATCGTCTCAATAATCTTAGTCTTTTCTTGAAATGTAGCGGCTTCAACAAGTGAAATATCAGGTATCTGTACGCCAATTTCACGTAGCTGTACCATTTGAGCGAGTTGCATCTGTTTTTGAGTGGTCGTATTAAGACCTTCTTCAATAGCGCACTCATATTTTCCAAACGCCTTACCATAAAACTGAGGCGTGGGATCTTCTTCTAGGATGCGTGAGACCTTGCCTGGCGCAAAGTTAACGTTAATAATATCTATCATTAACTTGCCGAGTAATTTCTGTGTTTTGTCTAAGTTGTCGAACAGGCCTTGAAGAGTTGTCAGGCCAGCGCCTTGACGTAACATAGCCAATACTCCGGCCTTATCGTCAATTGCCTGGCCCATTAATTCCTCATTAACACCTGAAATTGTCATTATCTCTTTAGCTAATAGCTCAGAAAGTTGGAACATGCCAGGTGGAATATCGGCGGGCATTATCTTTTGAACATCGGTTATCTGCGCCTCGTCTTTAAGAGCAATACCTTTGCCTTGGCCTGACATAAAGATGTCTTTGGGATTAACCAAAGCGGACTCTTTGTAAATCCATCCACTATTGACCTGGCTTTCGAGTACATCCATCTCGATTGTTTTCCTGTGGTTGAATAAATATTGAGGATCGCGAAGTCCGCGGACAACCCCTGTAATACGCCAAGGATAATAAGGTATCTGGGGATTGTAATAAGTTGTAACAGGCACAAAAGGATAAGTATCTATTCCTAAGGGGTTCGGACCGTCATAGGTGACTCTGCCTTGAACGACGATCGCTAATCTGACAGTGGGGATCTCCTGTTCAATTACAGTTATCTGTGGGAACTGCTGTAAGAACCGAGTAAGCCCTTCTTCATTATTGGACTGCCATTCTTTACATTCGCCCGTCTTACTATCGACTAACATGCGCTGAGTTCGATAAGCTCTGTAATAGAATTCGTCATAAGTTAATAAATTCTTAAAGCCCAGATTATAGTTTTCAGGTAAGAATTGAAATTTCGCATCACGTTGGTCATTACCAACCAAAGGCAGAATCATGTCAGCCTTATCAGGCAGAAGTGAAATACATTCAGCCTTGGTCAAAAATGAGCGCTTCCAGATGCCCCTGCAGTCTGATAGGTCTGTCTTGCGAAAAAACGGATCGACCAAAAAGGAATTGTACGGCAAATTGTCGATCTTTATATCACCCGAAATACAGTCGCTTCGATAGTCCAGCCAGACATGCAAAAAGTTCATGCCGCAGACTACCGCACCTTCAAAGGCGTCGGATATGGTTTCAAGGACATGTTCACGTTGATTAATCCACATTAAAATCTTCGTGTATTGATCGGCTGTTTTATCGTCTCCATTTTCGATTGGAACACAGATCGTGGATTTACGATTTCGGCGTTGATAGCCTGAAATCATGTTCTTTATTGGCCTTATACGGTTAAAGCTGAATTGGCGCCTGCGATTTATTGGCAAGTTGCCATAAACGTCTTGCCAAACAGTTTGATCACCACATTCAAATCGCCAATCAGTATCGGCCTCGGCCCAGAATGATTGATTTAATGCGATAGATTCCGCATAGAAGGCTTCCATGCGTTGCTTGATAAGATTATCTTTCTCATCATAGTACGCAGGGCTTAATTGAGGAAATATCATCTTCATTACCCCTAGATTTACAATTTACGCCTGTCCTTCGTAGCCACATAGGGCGAAGGAGGAAGTACTCTCATTAAAAATTGTATGTATCTCTAGGGATGCAACAAAGAAAATAATATTTAGAAAAGAAAAAACCCCATACGCTCAAAACATATGGGGAAGACGAACAACATTCATCGGAAAATGAATGAAATAAAGATTTTAATACCACCAGACTTCTAATTCACCAATACCATTAGTCGCACGACAAGGTTGTTGAATTAGTTTTATACCCGTAGCGCCAATTGATCTTATTAAAGATATATGAAACAGATCAGTAGCTCTTGATAAATTAACACGACTTATATTATAAATTTCTTGCCGTATAACCTTGCCGCTTTCACCATCCCAATAAACAGTCATTGCGTTACATGAGATAAACATTGCACCTAAAAAGAATAATAATTTTTTCATCGTAGTTCCTTAGTGTTTATAGAAATAATAAAGGGTGATTGCAGAATCACCCCGAAGATCTTATAGCCAGTTAATAATACCAAAATTATACAAATTTAAAACCCCCAAGATGTATATCATTTCAACCTTAGGGGATAATACTAAGCGATTCAGAAACGATGAATAACTGAATCGGTTCTATGTCTCGGTTAATCTTAATTAGGCTCAATTTGGTTAATAATTTTAACCGCCCAATCAAGAACAAGTTTCAATTCAGGCATAGACGCGGGTATTAAAGCATCAATATCATTCAGCAAAGGCTTAAGAAATTCCAAAACCTTTTCAATATCCGCTATGACTGTTTTCATATTGGTCGAGCTGAATTCACCCGCAAGGAAAGAATTAATCTTTGTTTGATTAGCTTTAAGGTCATTTAATAATTTAACTGCAACTTCTTGTACTGGATTCATAACTAATCCTTTCTAAAATACCAATTATAAAAACTATACATTCAAACTTGGCGCCAATAAAGGGATTTGAACCCTTGATCTCCTGATAGACAGTCAGGCGCTTTAATCCACTAAGCTATATCGGCGTCTGGTGCTAATGGATGGAATTGAACCACCGACACTCGGTCCTTCAAGCCGATGTTCTACCACTGAACTACATTAGCAAAATTTTTAAACCTGTCCTCCATTTTCAGATTTTGCGCAAATAACTGGACTCGAACCAATATCCCACAACTTAACAGGTTGTTGCTTTACCAATTAAGCTATATTTGCATAAATTTAAGGCCTACAAGCCGAACTCTCATCGGCAACGTCCTACTGTTATCAGCCGACTGGTTAACAACCTTTGCTTCAGTTGCGAGCCTGTGCTGTTTGTTGATAGGAAAGAACTGTGCAGGTTCTCGACTTCGATATATTTAATCTTCTTGTAGGCCTATCGTTTCTGTAGCCTCGGCCAATAACTTTCGCAGGGGATACCCGCTAGGCGTACCGAGGCATTTTATATTCCCCAAAGACATCATTGTTTAGTCTTTAGCATAGAGATTTGCACTCAAGAATATAAATATCGATTTTTTAAACCTAATTTTTAAACCTAATTTTAAAATACTGCCCATATAAGAACCCTAGAAAGAACGACCCTAAAAGATAAGGATAAACTAACTAGGCCATTCGCTATCTGCAAGAGATTGCGCACCTAACTTAAACCTAGAAACTTAAGTCTTACTTTTTTATAAACCTATAAACCTAGAAACTTAAGTCTTACGAACTTTAAATGAGATCTTTTAAGGATCTTGCGGTCTTTCCCGCCGTCGTAACATAGGAATCGAACCTATAATCCAAGGTTATCAGCCTCGTGTCCTACCATTAGACCAGTTACATTTGTGATGTCGGATTTGAACCGACTACCCCAAGCTTAGTAGGCTTGTGCTCTAGCCAAATGAGCTAATCGCGGCTATTTCTTTTTTATCGTTTTTTGAGCATCTCGTGTTCAAAATGCTCTTGTTTATATGTCAGTATAATTTTTTTTCAAAGATCAACTTTTAGGGCCATTTAACACAGCTCTTACGAGGATTCGTCAATCCTACCTAATCCGCCATTGCGTCTAGGCCCGTCACTTATGTATCTCGCACCCGAAAGTTCGGGAATGACCCTGTATTTTTAAAATCTATTTATCTAATTTATCGGACTTAATTCCGTTGTAGCATTAATAATTTCAAGCGTAGCATCAATTAAGCTTGGCTCCGAGCGATACAACTCAAGCTTCTTATCTCGTTCGCTGGGATCGAAATACAAGCGTCTCTTGGTAATAGTTTGAGGCGAACTTGGAGTTAATTGAGATGTGTAACCTTCTTTCAGGCCTTTATCAGTTAACGCCTTTTCAATTGCTTCATCTGATTTGGCTAAATCGCGACGTCTGTGCACCCATTCGGCAATTGTTTTCTTCACAAACTTGCCACCAAGTTCAATTGTAACTTCGGTTTCAATATTAGTCTTCTGAATGCTTATGCGTAAGAAACCAATTTCTTTATAAATATCATGAGCGCTTTGTACCCAGCCCGTAACTTCACGTTTCTGATCGGGATATGTAGGAGTTTCGCACTCCAAATCAGCGCAATATTTACTTATTTTCTCTTTCAAATCGTCCGCTTTGCGTTGAAGGTCTTTCACCTTCTTCATTGCTTCAATTATTTTCATTATTCTTCCTAGACTATTAACCTTAAAATACTTAAATTAAGATACAAAATTTATCTTCGTCTAACAAGATTAATTATAAAGCCGACTAATAAACCAATACCGCTTATCATAAACAGCACTAACATAATGCAGATTAGAACGCTAAGAAATTTTAAAATTAGAAGATCATTTGGATTCATCATCTTCTCCGACTATATCTTTTGTGGGCGGTTGGGTTTCCACCAACGACCTCTGGGGTCGCCATAATGATAATGTTCATGTATCATGGCCTCGCCTAGCGCTCTGTAGAGTTTCCCCTTCAGCTGAGCTACGCCCACATTTATTTTATCTAAACATCTCAGGTAAATTATTAATTCCACCCATTACAACTTCACGATACCGTTTATCAAGTTCGTCAGCCGAGAGACCGTCTCGTGTTTTACTTAAAGATAATACCATATATCTGGCAGCGTCGGCTCCGTGGCTCCATTCATTGTGGAGAGGCTGATCTTTATACACTCTAAGCTTGCTGTCATATTCACGCCTGTAGTTCTCTAAAGCTTTAATAAGCGTGGCACATTTTTCTTCATCAATCCACATTCGACCAAATGAGGCCCTAACCGCTTCAATTCCGTCTTCAAGTGATAGATTGGGCAAGGATGAGACCATGTGGCCTGCTGGATTTCTATGAACCTCGAACTTAATACCTAACTGCTTAGCTTGTTCAATTCGTGATAAACCTGAACCAAATTCATGCACCGCAATATCGTGCGGCGCCCAGATTTTCTTATAAACATAACCCAAGTCTCGTTCTTTATCTCGTAAGATTTTGGCATAATGCTCTAATCCCTGCAAATTATTTTGATAGTAATCTATCACACGCACTATCTGGCCCACGCATTGATAGAATACCATGCAACAAAAATCAGAATAGCCTAAATCAAAAGCCACATTAACACCGAAATGAGTTTCATAAGGCACAGATGTAATTCGTCCGTCTAATCGCATACGATCAATATATTTAGTATAAAATGCGCCTTCCTGGCCAAGCCAACTGCAATAATATTCTTGATCGATAAGGTCATCGGACATTAATCCTTCAGCCCGTTCTTTCTCAATCTCCCATTTGGGAATATGCCCCGTCTCTTCAACGGTCATTTTGTAACAGAACCAGTCGGGGTTTTGCTGGGCGATTTGGTAAAGTTCATAAAAATGATTTTTGCCACGAGGCGTTGACACAAAGATCTGGGATCCCTCATTAGCAACCACGATCGGACGCAAGAATTTATAAGCTCGTGGATCTTGAAGAGCATATTCACTGTAGATAATAAGCCGTGCGTTAGTTCCCACAAGGGCATCAATATTATCCGATCCACAAAGTTGGAGCAATGATCCGTTAGTGAAGCGTATTTTCATGTCGGACGCATTCATGGATTGCACTAGCTCAGGCGGAATGAAATCCAAGAACCGCATCCCATTATTCAAAATCGCATCCCAAATAATTCTTCTAGCCATTGCAAAAGTTGGCAGTATATAATAACAAGTAATCGTTTTACGAATACATTGTCTAATAGCCAAATTCCAGCACGCCACATCTTTACCTGCTCGTCTTGGCAAGACCGCTATGATTCTCTTGTAATGTTTATTTTCGTAGGCGTCCAGTAAAGGGATCTGATATGCACGTGGCTGAAACTTGTTTAAGATTATCTGACTCTCGGACTTCATTACTACTCTTTACTTCTTTTAACCAACCGGGAATCTCGGCTTCGCTATTTCTCTTTTTTAAATCTGAATATCGAAATTGCTTAGTAGTTTCGACATAACATGTATCATCTGATATGCGACTTATATAATGTTCGGCATAAATCTTTTTTACATACAAATTCCAATAACTTATTAATTCTCTGCGGCATTTCCTGCAATAGTATTCATGTAATTCCAATATATTTTCTATTTGGCCGTCATTGCTGAACTTACGCAGTTTGGTATTTTTACGATGCCGCTTTTTAACATGCTTTTGGCATTTATGGCATCTTTTAGGATCAAAATCGTCAAACATTATTCGTCCGCGAGTAATACTTTAATTGCATTTTCATGACCACATTTAGCGCAAGTAATACGTGGTCTAACATCAATTACGCCATGACCGGTCGCTGTTGATATTGTTAGCTGCGGATCGCTTACGCCATGTTTTTCATCACGGTATTGTTGCAATAAAGTGTGATAACTCAAGTCTAATAGATCACAGATCCGCTTAAATGTTTTTTCGCCAGGTAACATTGTGCCATTTTCAATACTGCGCACATAACTAACACAAACGGGAAGCTCATGCGCAAAGCCTTTATCTGAATAGTTTTTTGCAATACGCGCTGATTTGATTATCTCTCCAATTTTCATATCAATTCCCTTCAATAGATTTATTGTATAACTGCCAATATTCTCTTCTTATACGATATTCAAAAGCACCCATTTTCTCTTCAATAAAGAGCTGCCAAGCTTTGTGGTAATTTAATTCCAATAAGTCGCATAATTCCAAAAAGTAAGATGGACCAGGCAATTTATCTCCGCTTTCAACGCTTATAAGATCACTTGGATTGATATCCATCTTTGCGGCTACGTAAATTAAAGACATCTCTTTGTCTTCTCTAGTCTTCTTTATTAACTTGCCCAACTTGTGGCAATTCGCCTTGAAATTCATTTTCTTCTTTCTTTTTTTCCGCCACCAAATCACTTTTAGGAATCTCGGGTATAACTACATATTGAACTCTAGTATCGCCTGATTTATTCTCTGAGGCCTTCAAGGATGACCGCCATTCAACGATTTCTTTCCAGTCGTCGGAATACATTGGCATGGTGAAAGAAATTGAACCTGAGTCAAATTTGCGCGTAATCATTCCCTTCTCGCGCCGGATAGCTATCAAGCTTTTAGCGTAAGCGTGTGCCTTCTTTAAAATCTCATATTTATTAGCTAATTCCATAAAGGTAGGTTTAGAGATTCCTAGCATTGCATAATATTCACCCAGTATTAAAGCGTCTTCCGATTCGGCCCATTCACACATATTTTGCGCTGTTTTAATCGCCCATTGCTCAGATGCGACTTGCTTTGTCATAGTATGCATATTGAAATATTCCGTGAATGCGTAAGTGGGATTAGACGTAGCAGGAAGCTTTGCTTTTGATTCTTTTGGCGTGTTACATTTAACATCTGTTACGCTTCGCTCATTAGTTACGTATTTAACAGCGGGGCTTATTGTATCACCGCGTCTGCGTATTTTCTTATCATTCAATATCGACATGCAGCGCCTCCGTGAATGTAAAGACGGTGCGTGGATTATCGTCGTATATTTTGATTGCTTGTATTTTATAGATAGTGCAATCGTCGTGAAAAATTATAGCTTGAGAAATGTCGTTGATATATTTTAGAAGATTGTCCAAATCTGGACGGAAATAATGTGGCGTGCCGAGTCGGCGTTTATTGCGGCCCGTCGGCATGTAGAAAGTGGCATCTAGAATTAATGGACCAGAAAGGGGTTTATCATCATCCATTTGATTTTGCAATTGGATGCCATGTACGAGTTTTTCATGTTTTTGTGAGTCATAGACGGACCATTTTCCCATTCTGGCTCGAGCGAGCGGCGTGGGATCACCATTTAATATAAAAGTTAATGATCGCATATTCTCTCCAGTTATTAACTGAAAGTAATATGCGATATTCAAAAAAGTTTATGCAAGTGATTTGTTAAACTTTAGATTTTTCTTTTTCCATCAAACGCTTTAAAACTTCTAAGCTTTCTTCCATAAAATTGGCATGCGGTTTTAAAGGGGGATTTAAATAAAGAGATTTATATTTTTGCGTTTGTTCGAACTTTTCGACTTCAGTGTATTTCTTAGCTTCTTTTTTGTAATAAGGCACTTGATTGTTCAAAGGATTTCTCCAAATAGCCGACTCTGCTTGTGATACGGTCATAGTTTTAATTTCGGCAAGATGATCTTCTTGTGATTTATATTGTTTCATATATTTCCCAAAAGGTAAATCAGCCACTACGTCCGTGTATTTAAATACTAAATTCATATTATGCGAAGACTGTGGATTTTCGCAATACAAAATTTCATTTTTGTATGGTTTTCTTGGAACGGACACAACACTAGTTGGAACGGACACAATATTGGTTGGCTGTGTGATCTTAAACTTAGATAAAAGTTGTAAAATATCTCCCGAAATTCCCTTATTTTCTTTTTTTTGGGAAATTTCGAGTTTTTCGAACGAAGTTTTACTCTCTATGTTGTTACTAGAGAGATTAAAATTAATCAATAAAGTAAATAGCAAGGCACTTTTCAAATAGCCAAATAGGACGGCCAAGACATCAAGGTGGTGTATATCAAAAATGTTATTGTTTTTGAACTTACGGATGACGGAGATAAAGCCTGCTTTTTCTAGCTGGACGGTATGAGCTGAAATGGTATCAACATGTAAGCCTGTTTGAACTGCTATATATTTACGAGCCCATTGGCGCTTGCGGGAGTAATAAGCGGCTTTAATAAAAGCCTTAAAAGAAGTATATAATTCGGATTGTTTTGGTAATGAATCCAAAAAGTTAGATACTTTATAGAAATAATCTTGTTTTTGCTTGACTAGAGATACGTTTATGTTATTATGAGTTCTCAATTGAAATACCTCCTGATGTGATTTTGATTTTGATTTTGATTTTGATTTTGATTTTGATTTTGCATTGGGTTTTTCCTTATAAGTAGATAATGGCAACCTGGCGGGAGACATTAACTACGGTTAATATTTCAAACATTTAAAAAGACAGAATACGGGAAATTTCGACAAAACTCAAGCTCGAAATAGCGATGTTAGAAACGAGCCCCAGAAATGGGGCCTTTCGTTTGCTCAAAAATCTTTTATGTGCGCAATAAAACCTTTAACTTTGTTTTTTATTTCTCTAGACAAACATTCTCTTTCATCATCATTTTCGCTGACTCCAAATTTATCCAATGTCCTAGAGAAATAAAAAAATGTAAGTATAAGCGCTAAATAAGTAACTACTTGTTCCGTATATTTATCTTCAATTTCGATTCTTGATGTTTTTTCATCATAAATCTCACTTGCACCATGCACTTTTTCAAATAAAGATTCACATACATCGTTTATAACTTCTAAGTTATATCCCGATTTTTCCATAATTAAAGCGGCTTTAGTTAAATCTGATTTTTTAAACTTCATTTTCAATTTCTTGCCTATTCATATATAAATCAGTGAATTTACGTAACGCTTTGTATGTTTTTAATGACATTGTGCTTTTATGTGAGTTCTTTTTGCGTCGTTTATCATAACGTCGTAGCGGTTGTTTATGCGCTTCTATACCACTTCCCAGCAAAAAATCATAAACCGTACTTAAACATAAATCGGCCTTGAAAGCTATTTCCATTAAGCACAAATCTTCTTTTTTGGCCATTTTTACAAGATCTTTACGCAAAATCTCGATTTTTATCGCAAAGTCTAGCCCCAAAGACTTTTCAAGTTGTCTTTGAAACCTTCCGGCTTGCGGTTTTTTAGCTTCAGTCATTCAATCTTCTTTCGAATTAAAAATATTTTAACATAAACGTTAGTTGATGGGTGATAATAATTTTTATGCTTGACTTATCTTACCATAACGTTTATTATAAGTACATAAGTAGTTTATGTTTGTTTGTTCATTACTAAATGGGCTAGATGGGCTAGATAGGAAATAATATCATGGAAAGAAAAGAATTACCGGTAAGCTCTTTGGATTTGGGTTCGCATGATTTAAGCGCAATTTCATTTGAAGAAAAAACAGCTAAAGAAGCTTATAAGCTTAAGATGCAAATTAAAGAATTACAAAATAAGCTTGATGAAGAGATGGAAATCTTAAAAAAATGGTCAGGCGGCGAAACAAAAAAATGGGGATCTTATAGATTAGTTATTGATTGGAGAACGGGATCAGTTGATTATAAATCAATACCAGAACTCAAAAATGTAAATCTGGATCAATATCGCAAGCCCGCAACTGAAACTTGCAAACTCGAATTCTTGGGGGAATAACATGTTACACGCTAATATATGCCCATGCTGCGGCGAACAGATTATGCCAGGCGATCAACATCGCAACTGTTGTGACTTTTACTGCGATTGTAAATCTATAAATAACTCAATCGACGCAGAAAATAACGTTTTACAATATTTAGTTACCCATGAAGATAACGGAATTGATAAGGAACAATTATGATCGGCTGGTTAATCTTAATAATAATCTTGCTTATAATTTAATGAATAACTTCTGGTACGCGTGGGAGCATAGTAAGTTTGCGAATAAAAAGGAACAATTATGATCGGCTGGTTAATCTTCATAATAATCTTGTTAATAATTTGTGGATAACATGATAAATACAAAAGACGAATCAAATAGATTTACACCAAGACCGCATCAAGTTGATGCGGTCAATGCAATCACTAAGGAGTTAATGATTAGCGACCGAACGACAGCAGTTATGGCTTGCGGATCGGGAAAGACTTTAGTCGCGTTATGGGTAGCGGAAAGTCTTGATGCAAAAAATATTCTTATTTTATTGCCCTCATTGGCTTTAGTATCGCAAACATTTCTAGAATGGTCCGAACATACTAAATTTAAGGACTATGATTGTTTATTTATCTGCTCAGATAAAACGATTGGACAAGACGAAGACGAAATAAAAATAAATCCTGAAGAGTTGGCTTTCCCCGTAGCCACTGATATTAAAGTTATTAAACAATTTCTAAATCAAAATTCATATCGCAAAATTGTTTTTTCAACATATCATTCTTGCGATCTTATTCCCAAAGAGTTTAAATTTGATCTGGCGATCTTTGATGAAGCGCATAAAACGGCTGGACGACAAGATAAAGCGTTCGCCTACGCATTGCAAAATAAAAACATTAACATTTCTAAGCGATTATTTTTGACCGCGACTCCTAAACATTATGACATCAATAAGAAACAATCAGCGTTCTCTATGGATGACGAATCAATTTACGGAAAAGTATGTTATAAACTTTCATTTTCGGCTGCGGTTAAACAAAATATAATTTGTCCATATAAGATAATTATTTCAACATTAACGGAAGAAGAAGTTAATAGAGAGTTGATCAATACCAGCACAGTGAATATAAAAAAAAAGTTACTCGATGCGAAAAATATTGCTAATTCACTGGCATTAACTAATGCAATTTCACAGAATGATATTAAAAAAGCATTCACTTTTCATAAATCAATCAAAGAGGCAAAATGTTTTGCCTCTAATTCAAGCAGAATCATAACGGCATCGCTTAAAAAGTATAAAATCCTACATATTAACGGTGAAATGAATTCAATTGAACGTAAGAGAATTATGGAAGACTTTAAGCGATCGTCTTTAGCCATATTATCAAATGCGAGATGCCTAACGGAAGGCATTGATGTGCCATCTGTTGATATGGTTGTTTTTATGTCACCTAAAAAAAGCCAAATAGATGTCATTCAGGCGGCTGGACGAGCAATGCGAAAACATGAAGGCAAAAAAGAAGGTTATATTTTAATTCCTATTTTTCTGGAAGCACAAGAGAATATCGAAGAAGCATTAAATAAAACACAATATAATGATGCCTGGAATATATTGCAGTCTTTACAGGAATATGATGAAGATTTATTTAATACAATCGCTGGATTACAGAGAAATGCTATACGTAAAAAAAAGGTTGATTTTACTCCATTAAATAAAAAGATTGAGATTATTGGAGATAGGTCAAATTTACAATTAGAAACTTTACGTAAAACAATAATAACCAAAATAGTGGATAAATTAACATTTAATTGGGATGACCAT